CTTGTCCTTAACGGTAATGGTACAGGTGCTATGGTTTGCCGCGCCTTTAGCAAAGGAAAAGTCAACATCCCAAACAGGCTTAGAGAAGTCCTTGATAATTCTGGTACCGGACATAATAACCCCCTATTAGGTTTCGTTCTCAGCATCACAAGCATAGATGATCAGGTTGAAGTCGGCATCAGCCAACGCCGCACCAGTCGACGCCGTTTCTTGCGTGACCTTGACGGTGTTCTTAAGACACTCGCCAACGTAGACGATTGAATTGTCCGTGATGGGGCTCGCCACCGCGAAACAAGGCATCGTTCCTGGGACGTTCAACGTAATCGTATAAGCTCCGTTGCCTGTTTCCGTGATCTTGACATGGGGAGCGCCAACGTCGATACCATTGGTGGTCAACGTTCCGCCGCCAACATCAGAACCGTCGATGGTAACAAAAATAGCGCGTACCTTGCGCTGAACCGTTTCGATAGGTCGAAGCATTTTAATCTCCTAAAGGTAGAGAATGGGCAGGGGAGTTACACCCCCACCCACTCAATTAATCAAACTAGGTAGCCAGGCCGGTACGAACGCCGTGGAAGGACGGCACGATGTAGTTCTCGTAGTAGCCGCCGTAACGGGCCGAGTACGTATCCGCACCCGAGTCGCGCAGGAAGATCGTGCCATCATCATCGAACCAGCCGAAGCCAGGACGGTGAACGCTGGTCATGAAGTTCGAGTTCAGGTAGTACATCCGGTCGCCATCGCAGAAGCGATCAGCAAACAACGGGATGGGGCCTGTCGAAGTCATGATTTCGATACCCTTGAAGGAGATCTGACCTTTGAGTTCCGCAGCTCGCGCCGGGAGGTTGTAGGTCTTTTGATCTTCCAAGAGATTCAAGATCTTAGCAAATTGCGTGTAGCTGGTCAGCACCATGTCCGGCACCTTGCCGCAACGCTTTTCAATCGCCAAGATGTCCTTGTTGATCATGTCCGTGGCAACGCCAGCTCCGCCAGCGGCGACTTGGTAGGCTTGCCAACGACGAGCAACGGTCACGCCGTACAAGGTGGAGCTGGTAGCATCCAACACGCCCTTGATACCTTGGGGATCGTTAGCCTTCGAACCTTGCATGTAGAAGTACTTGGTCGTCGGGACCGGGTTAGCACCGGACAAAGCGGCCAGGCCAACAGACGTTCCGACCAGCTCAACCGAACGCGTAGACGGGATGACTTCTTGGACAAGCAACAGGCTGGTTTCAGAATCGTAATTGATGTAATCGTTCTCTTCGAAGTTCGCTTCGTTCCAGTCCGTGTTCAAGACCACAACGTAGGGGTTGCCGCTGGTGCCAGCACCAGAGACGTTCGTCGCGCCATCGCCACGGCCCAAGGAGCCGGTTCCGTCATTGAACCAGATGCGGTTCGAGTTACGCATGAAGCTCTCAACCGTCTTTTGCACCGACCACTTGGTCTGGCGAACGAACGATCCTTCATCCGTCGAAGCCGCTTGGATCGCTTCACGGTCAACCGTACAAACGCCGTAGACCTTCTTCGCGGTCAGGACTGCGCCTTCAACCGGACTGATGTAGGCGGTGGGCAGCGAGCCAGAACCGACCGAACCAGCAAATCCCGTCGGGATCGCCTGGAACTTTTGCTTGCCAACGAAGTCGTAGGTCTTGTTAACGCGGCCCAAGAGCACCGTGGCGCTGTTGTACACGTTCTCAGACAACTTCGCATATTTGATCTTGAACAGATTCGAACTATTGGTCAGATTGAAATCAGTCATTATATAACTCCCTAAGATTATTAGATATCGTCAAACGAAACAACTTCTAGCTTCTTCTGGCTACTAGTCGCTGCGCTTGCCGTCTTAGGGGCTTGAGAAGAAATCTTCTTTCCCACTTTCCGGGCGCTGTCCTCTTCGCCGTATGCTTGCTTGATGATCTGCTCAATGTCTGCCTTATTACGGATACCGTTAGAAAGCAGAACCTGGGAAGCCTCACCAAACAAACTAGGATTAGCTTTGAGAGCATCAGAAGCATGGCTATTGAATGCTTCCATCGTATTCTTGAACACCCACGCAGTATAGATATGTTCAGCAGATGGATTGGCGATCTGAGCATGCTTCTGAATGTCACTAGCAAACCCACTAATATCATCGTCACTTAATTCTAATTCTTTAGCAAGTGAATTAATAGAACTGGTGCGAGCCTCTTCAGACTTAGCCCTTTCTTCCATGTTCTTGCGCCGTTCAATCTCCGATCGGTGCCCAACATTTTCAGCCTCAGCCATGACCGCCCTACGCTCAGCATCACTCATATCCTGCCAGCGAGTCGCACCTTCCATCGTTCCAGCCAGCATCTTGGAGTACTCTTCCGGGGATTTCCCAGCAAGACGGGCAAGCTCGAATAGTGCAGCCTCCGGTTTCTCTTGTGCCATCTTGAGGATGCTATCAACCTGCTCGTTAACGTATTTAACCTGATCCTCAAAACGTTTCTTCTGCTGGAAGAAATCATTGTTCTTCCGGTCCCAATTGGTTTTCCCGCTGATCTCGTTCCTAACATCAGCCAGCTTCATCTTCTCAATCTTCCCGTCCACCTTGTATTCGATCTCAAGGTCAGGGTTAAGATCTACTTCCTTGTCTCCGTCATATGCCCTAACCGGCTTAGGCTTCTGCCCATCCTGCGAGGTAGAAGGTGCGGCGTCCTGGATAGATGCCTCATCCTTCTCATCCAGCTTCTTAGCGACCTTCTCGGCTACCTTCTCCGCAACCTTGCTGATCTCCTGCTTCTCAGCCTTCGCCTCAGCCTTTTCCTCAGCCTCAACCTTCTCGACGACATGCTCAATGTCATCAAAGCTGATCTGACCAAGAGGGGCACTAGCCGTTTCCGATCCACTTCCCACATCCATATTCTCAAAACTCATCGTTTACTGTCCTTCCGTGTAAGATGGTTCACCTTGCGGGACTGCCATCGCGTTAACGTCTAAGGGGTTCTGTGCCGTCTGAGTTAGCTGGGCCGTCTGAGGAGCACCAACCATCTGCCAACTCCCAGCAGTCTGCTGCTCAGGAGACAAAGGCGCGCCGGGAGGCTGGTTCATCGACATGATAACCTGAACTGGATGCATCAGGTTAAAGTCTTCTGGCTTGATGAACACCGGGAAGTCGGGGAAGCGTTGAAGGACTTGGGCTCCGTAAGGCGGGTTCTTGTTGATGATCTCAAGGATAAGAAGCTCAGTGGCCTCCATATGCTCAACCATCTTGCTCTGCTCTTTCTCACCAAGGTTAAGATTGTAGGTGAGATCCTCCATCATCCTCTTGTGAATGCCGTAATGAATCAGATGGTTCTCATAACCATAAGGGCTCTTAACCTTGCGATTCCTAAGAAACTGCTCGTTCTCGTACTCAGCCATGCGCACTGAGACAGTAGCAGCGTTCCTAAATCCCTTCTCATCGCCATATCCCATCATGTTCATGACTTCCTCATCGGGGATAACCGTGGGAAAAGTCTGCTTCAGGTCGATGATCTGAGCCACGCGCATGCTCTTCTGCCGAGACAGGCCAGAGGCAACCTGGGGCATGATACTATAGATGGATCTAAGCTCTTGAGGATCAAACCCGTTAAGCTCACCAGATTGCTGCTTACCAATGATTCGCTTAATCCGCTCGGCATCATACTTCTCAGCCATCATAGCCAAGGTGATACGCGCGATACCTACAATCATTTGGTTGTGCTTGGAGACGGTGACGTTTCGGCGTTCGTTTTCCAACTCGTCTAGGTATTGAATGGCGTGCCATGCTTTGACTCCGGGGGGAGGAGCGCCACGAGAGACACCATTGTTCCCTAAGACCATGGCGAAGTCTTGCTTCAGGCTCTCACGCCCCTGCCACAAAGCAGGCGATACAGGATTCGGAGCCACGCTCTGAGGCGGAACCGCTCCCTTGTACTGCACGATAGTGTCGCCGTTAGCCAGACTCTCCAGCTTAGCAGTGCCGCGAGGAACCATCCACTTGTGATGAGCAGACTGGAAGATGCTCCGAGCCATCATCGTAGTGAAGTTGGAGTACAGATTATTGAGCTGCCTCGCATAGTCGATAGCAGAGTAGCCGCGTATACAGCCGGGAGGATCGATATCAGTAACGCGCACGAATGGGAATTGTGCCTCTCCGCAATCATCCTCAATACGCCATTCCAAAGGCATATCCTCATTCTCAAGGATGACATCCCGAGTAGTAATGATGTACTTACCATATCCCAAGAATTCAGTAGGCTTATGGTAGAACTTGAACACCTCTGCGCGGTTCTTGATCTCAGCCGTATCATAGTTCTCAGCGTTGATCGGCAAATGCTCCTGAGCACTGATCTTGATCTTATCGGCCAGCTTAGGATAGCGCCCCTTTAAGTCATCGACATCGCAATACTCATGCTCGATAACCCATTCGCTCTTCTCAAAGCTCTCCCTACGTTGGAACTGGACGTTCCACGAGTAGAACATCCGGTACTTGTAATCACCTTCACGCAACGGCCGGTCAACCCAAAGAGGATCTGAGTTAACACCCATCACCTGCTTCCCATCAACACCGATGAGCGGAACACGGCCATGCCTCTTCTTGGCCTTCTTCCAATCCTCATCTACCATCCCGCTATTCTTATACCACTCGGCAATGACATAAGCCTCGCCCAAGATCTTCTTATGCCTCTGCATAAACTCTACAATGCGATCTGCATTGCTCCGGGTAAAAGCCCACTCAACAAGATCGTCTGCAATCTTAGCAGCAGTTACATCATCATAGTCTGAGCTTTGAGGCTGGCAGTTGATAGTCGGACGGTAAACCGTTGTCTTCGATACTTCCGTCTCAACAGCGTCATAGATCATATTGACGCCAACGCGCGGAGACCTGATCAACGGTTCGATATCATATTGGCGAGTACCCTCAGTCGGTACCTTATAGTTAATACCTCGATACGCAGCCATATTCGCCAGCATGTTCTGGATTCGCGGCAAATCAGCTTGCTTAAGCTTATCGTAGTTTTGAACAATGTATTCCCTCACCTTATCTGGATCATCCTGGTTGATCCCCCAGAAAGCCCTGTCATTCTCGTTAGTATTGGTTACCTGTTGGATATCGTCGAATGAATAAACGCTCATTGCTTATGCTCCCTCTCTTGGCCGAACACTTCGTTCATGGCTTTGAACTCTTGTTTGTCTAAGGTCTTGTTGAGAATTGTATCATCAAGTGACTCCCTTGCCTCGTCCTCGGCAGAGACAAACTGCACCTGATGGGTCGACCTCTTGAAGGCCCACACGTCTCCGATGGCCCATGCAGCAGCAAAGACAGCCACGAGGGAAATAAACATAGCGGCAAGGGAAATCCCAACAGCAAAACCATCAATCATCCCAGTCCTCCATTACTTCTATAGTATTATATGGGTCGAATTTATCGACATTATCACTTTGTCTATCTTGTTCAATGGTATATCCACGGCGCGGAAGCTTCTCGACGTAGTTGTCCTCTTCGAGGAACTTCGAGTCATCGTCTGCTAGGTCAAAGCCAAGAGCCGCGTTCGTGTATCGCCAACAGTCTATGAGGTGGTCGTTGACCTTCGGGATGCGCCCGTTCTTATCCTTGACGTAGTTCTCGACTTCCCATGCGAGTTTGTCGCACCGATCGCTGATGAGCACCCTGCCGTTGAGTAGCTGGTCCTTGATCAGGGACAGGCCATTGTCCTTCTTATTCTGCGCCTTGCAAGTCGGGGAGAAGTGTTCGTCATACGTGGCCGCTGCCTCTTGAGCAAACCAGCTCGCCGCCTCGTCATAGCCCTGCAACCATTCCTGCTCATATCGATAGTCAAGCCGCATGCATTGTATCTGCGGGATAACGTTTGATACTGACGTGTCTCCCTGCTTCTCGATATAAAGGCAGTCAAGGATATAGAGCGTCTTGATGTAGGGGTTGAATGCTGACAGAAGGACAGCGAAGACTGATGCGGTACCGGGATCAGCCATGATACACCATTCCATCGAATGGGCGTCCTTCTTGACGATATCCATTACCTCGTCATATGGCTTGACGTGCACCTTCCGGTCAAACATGGGGATGATACTCGACGGACCACCACGGACACGGCGAGCCATATACTCCCGTTCAAAGATTGCCCCTTCACTCTTGGCGTAAAGATCCGCCTTCTTCTTGTTCAGCCACTCTTTGCTTATGTGCGGGTTATCGTAGCTGGTGAAATTGAAATATCCGCCA